GAAACAGATGTTGTTACTTTTGATATTTCTATTGAAAGTGGAGTTGTTATTAGACCTGGTGCTGTTGTTGGTATAAATGATCCTGTAAGAGCAGGAATTAGAAGAGCAGGAAGAGTAAGTGCTGTAACTTTAGATGGCAATGGTCATTTAACTGCTTTAACAGTAGATGACAGTGCTTCAACTGATTTACCTAGCACTGGTGACAGAACTATATTAGTTGTAGATAGTGCTGGTAAAGCTCTTTCAGCATCTATTAGTTCTATTAGTAATAAAGTTGTAACTTTATCTTCTGCTTTAGCACCTAGTAGTAATGCTACTTTTCAAGTAAATACTGTTTGGTTAATAGAAAATAATATTAAATCTGAATTATACAGAGTCGTTGATTTAGAAGAACAAGATGGAATTTTATATAAAGTCACAGGGATTCCATATAATTGTCAAAAATATAATTTTATTGATGGCAATAACTCTACTATTTCAACTATTGATTCATTACAAAATCCAGATTTTACTACATTTGAAAATGAAAGAGTAACAAGTATTTTTGAAACTGATAGAGGTGGCCCTGCTTCTTTATCAGGTGTAACTGTTTTAAGACAGAAAGAGGGTCAGATAATTTCTGTAGTAATAGTAAGTTTTGAAAATGTTTTAGGTGCAAAAAAATACCTTGTTAAATACAAATTTAAACCTGGCTCTATATCTAACCAAGGAACAAATATTTATGGACAGCCATCGGTATTTATGAACCCACTTGCTGGTTATGGTGAATATTTAAGAGAATTTACAACTGAAGATTTAACTTTTGAAATTGAAAATGCCTCTGTAGGTACTTATCAAGTTGAGGTTTATTCAATCAATGCTAGAGGTGGCGTAACAAGAAATCCAACAATACAAGAAATTCAAAACTTTGGAAAACTTGCACCACCTGTATCTCCAACAAGTTTAAATTTTGAATTTACGCAATCTGGAGATTTAAAGTTAACATGGCCTTTATCTCAAGATGTAGATGTAACAAGTAATGGTCATGTAATTATTAAACACAATGATGATACCAGTGGTGCTGCTGTGTGGGGTAACTCTCGAACATTAATAATTGTTCATGGTTCGCAAACCAGTGTTATTTTACCGACTGTTACAGGAGAATATTTAATTAAATATCAAGATCAAACTTTAATTCAATCAGAAAACGCTGCAAGTGTTATCGTATCAACTCCTGATTTGGTAGATCGTGATTTAATTGGAACTATTAAAGAGAATACAGACAGTGTTGGGAATCAAACATTTAGTGGAGTAAGAACTGCTTTGGCTGTTAACAGTAGTGGAATGGAAATAGACCAAAGTGCAAGCAATACATTAATTGATTCAATTACAGCATTTATAGATACGATAAATGACTTCGACACTTTAGATGGAGATACTGGACTTTTAGAAGGTGAATATACGTTCAGTGTAGATGGTAATAACGTATTAAATTTAGGCGGTAAATTTTCTGGTATTATTTTTGAAAGTATTGTAAGGTTTGAAGGATTTTCGGATAGTGTTCTTTTTGATGATTATGTGCCAGCAGTAATTTTAAATTCTGATGGTGCGATTATTGGAGGTGGTGTAGATGCTCTAACTTCATTTGATGGCACAGTACTAGAAAATGCAATAGCTGAATTACAAATACAGACAAGTGATGACAATATTACTTTTAGTAATGCAACTAATTTTGTTGAGACAGTTGCATCTGGTCAATATTTTAAATTTACATTAAAACTTAAAACTACAACCTCATCAGAAAATGCAAGGATTCTTGCTGGAGATGTCAGTACTAATACTTTAGGTTGTAAAGTTTTGATGAATAGAAGAACGGAAACAAGTGTATTACTAAATTCAACAAATGGCCCTAGTTTTGCTTTTACTAATGGATTTTTTACAGGTACAGGTGCAACTACAGGTTTTACTGCTGGTGAACCATCTGTAACTATAAATCCACGAAATTTAGGAACTGGCGAATACTACGAGGTGACTAATATTAGTGGTACAGGATTTAATGTTGTTTTTTACAATAGTGGTGGTCAGTCTCAAGGAGGAAAAGAATTTACATATACTGCTAGTGGCTTTGGTAAAAAGGTGTAATATAATAGAAATATCTCGTAAATGTAATTAGATGGCTAATTCAGATGCAATAATAGCTAATGGTACAGGTCAAACTGTTAGAACTGATATAGAGTCAAATTTACAAGCTTTAAAAAGTAATAACAGCACTGGTACAACGCCAACAGGAAATAACTTAACAAGTTATATGAGTTGGGCTAATACAAGTAGTAATCAATATCAAGTTCACAACAGTACAGCTTTTTTACCTGTTCTTGATATATCAACAGGAAGTTCTGCTGGTACGCATATTGCAAAACCAGGTACATCAGTTATTCCTGGTTATAGATTTTTAAATAGTTCAGGTAGTGCTGTTCAAAGTGGTATGGGATTACCTGTTGATACTAGGCTTGGTTTTTTTATTTCAGGTTCTGAAAAAGTATCTGTACTAAGTGATGGAAAAGTTGGTATAGGTACTACATCTCCAAGCGAGATGCTACAAGTTAGTGGTGGTGGTGCAGTTATTTCAAATAGTACAAATGATGCTTATTTACAGATAGAAGCAACTAATGCAAGTAATACTGATGAAGTACATCTTGATTTAGCCACTGGTGCACATACAGATTATGCTTGTCGATTTATAAGGCACACAGGGGGTACAGATGCTCATTCTGAGATAGGACATAGGGGGACTGGTAATTTACAATTTCATTGTGAAGGTGGTGGTTCAATTGTTTTCAAAGCAGGTACTACTGCTGGTGCCAATCAACCTGAGAGATGGGAAGTACGTCCATCAGGTGCTTTAGAGTGGAGTGATAATCAAACAACCTTGCCATCAAACGTAGATTCTTCTGGTGTTATAATTCCAAGAGGGATAGCCAGTAGACAAGGTGATAGTAATACTGCTGCAATGGGAGGTAATGTATATAATTTTTACTGGAATAGTCCAAATCTAATTGCTTATGTAGATAACACTCTTATAGGTACAGCAGCTACAACTTCTGATTATAGGATAAAACAAAATATAGCTCTTCAAACTGAATCAGGTATTGATAAAGTAAAACTATTAAAACCTTCAACTTTTCAGTATAAAGATTATGAGGGAGTTTTTGTGGCAGATGGTATAACCAGAGAGGGATTTATAGCACATGAAGTACAAGAAGTAATACCAAGTGGTGCAACAGGAACAAAAGATGGAACAGATATTCAATCATTGCAATTAGATGCAATAGTTTCTGTTTTGACAAAAGCATTACAAGAAGCAGTTGCTAAGATAGAAACATTAGAAGCTAAAGTCGCTGCACTTGAGGCAAGTTAATGGCTGTTTACAAAACTGGTAGAAAAAATTTTACAGTTCAAAGAAGGGCAGATTTTCCTCTTCAATTAAGATTTAAAGATTCTGCTGGCGTAGTAACTGATATTACGGGATACACTGTTGCAGCATCAGTTTATAATAATGACCGTTCTAATAAATTTGCAGATTTCAGTGTTACTTATACAGACAGACCTAATGGAACGGTTGATTTAAAACTTAGTGATACTGATACTGAAAATTTTTCTTTAGCTATTCTTGATTATGACGTAAAATTAACAGATCCTAACGGTGATAAATTTTATGTTTTAGAGGGTAAACTATTTATAAGTGAAGGTTACACAGCATGAGTTCATCTAATCCTATTGCCATTGTTGAAATTATTAGCCAAGGGCCACAAGGTCCAGCAGGTCCAGCAGGAAGTCAAGGACCGCAAGGAGAAGGTTCTGCAACAGTAACTATAGGTACAGTAACCACAGGAAATGCTGGTACAAATGCTTCAGTAACTAATGTTGGAACTACAACAGCAGCAGTTTTAAACTTCACTATACCAAGAGGTGATGATGGAAATGATGGTAGTCAAGGAATACAGGGTGTTGCTGGAAATGACGGTGTTGCTGGAAATGATGGTAGTGCTGCAACTATAGCTGTTGGAACAGTAACTACAGGCGCTGCTGGATCTTCAGCTAGTGTTACTAATTCTGGATCGTCTAGTGCTGCTACTTTTGATTTTACAATTCCAAAAGGCGATCAAGGAATACAGGGAATCCAAGGGATTCAAGGGATTCAAGGGCTTCAAGGCCCAGCAGGAAATGACGGAGCAGACGGAGCTATTTCTGATGGCGATAAGGGAGATATTGTAGTAAGCAATTCTGGTGCAACTTTTACTATAGATAATGATGTTGTTACTGCTGCTAAATTAGCTGATACTTCTGTTACACCTGGTAGTTATACAAATACAAATATTACAGTTGATGCACAGGGAAGAATTACATCTGCAGCATCTGGTTCTGCTGGTGGTGTTACTTCAGTTACAGGCACAACTCCTATAGTTTCTTCTGGTGGTGCAACTCCAGCTATCAGTATTTCAGCAGCTACAACATCTGCTGCTGGTTCAATGAGTTCAGCAGATAAGACAAAATTAGATGGAATAGAGAGCAATGCAACAGCAGATCAAACTGATGCAGAAATTAAGACTGCTTACGAGAATAATTCAGATACTAACGCTTTCACAGATGCAGAAAAAACTAAATTAACAGGCATAGAGGCTAGTGCTACCGCAGATCAGACAGCTAGTGAAATAAGAACTCTTGTAGAGGCAGCTACAGATTCAAATGTATTCACTGACGCAGATCATACAAAATTAAATAACATTGAAACTGCTGCTACTGCTGACCAGACAGGTGCAGAAATAAAATCTTTATATGAAGCCGAAAGTAATACTAATGCCTTTACTGACGCTGAAAAAACTAAGTTATTAGGAATAGAAGCCAGTGCTACAGCAGATCAAACAGATGCGGAAATAAAAACAGCTTATGAAAATAATTCTGACACTAATGCTTTTACAGATGCGGAGAAATCAAAACTTACTGCAATAGAAGCTAGTGCAGATGTCACAGATGCAACTAATGTAGATGCTGCTGGTGCTGTAATGAATACTGATACTTCAACTGCTGCAATGAGCTTTGTTATTGATGAAGATAACATGGCATCTGACAGTGATACTAAAGTACCAACACAGCAGTCAGTAAAAGCGTATGTTCTTGCTAATAGTAGTGATACAACTTACACTGCTGGAACGGGTTTAAGTTTATCTGGAACTACTTTTAATGTTGATCAAATAGCACTTACTACTGTACAAACAGCAGCAAATGAATCCGCACAACTAGCTCTTACGACCCAAGAAGGAGATATTGTTGTTAGATCAGATCAGAATAAGTCTTATGTGAGAAACAGTGGAACTGCTGGCACAATGTCAGATTTTACAGAACTATTAACACCTACAGATCAGGTTTTATCTGTTAATGGTAATACAGGAGCTATAACAGCTGCACAGATAGCAGCAGCAGTAGAAGCAGCCACAGACTCTAATACTTTTACAGACGCTGACCATACAAAACTAAATGCTATAGAAAGTGGTGCGACTGCAGATCAGACTGCTACTGAAATAAAAACAGCATACGAAAGTAATAGCAATACAAATGCTTTTACGGATGCAGAGCAAACAAAATTATCAGGTATTGAGGCATCAGCAACAGCCGATCAAACTGCAGCAGAGATTAGAACTTTAGTAGAAAGTGCTACTGATAGTAATGTATTTACTGATGCAGACCACACAAAACTAAATGGTATAGAAGCTTCAGCAACAGCAGATCAAACTGCATCTGAAATAAAAACTCTTTTACAATCAGATAAATTAACAGTTAATGAAATAGCTGATGATGCTATTACCACAGCTAAAATTTTAGATGATGCAGTTACTGATGCTAAATTAGCCAACTCTATCAATACAGCTATAGCAGCAAACACAGCTAAAGTTACTAATGCTACTCATACAGGAGAAGTTACTGGTAGTACTGCTTTAACTATTGCAGATAACGTAGTTGATGAAGCTAATTTAAAAGTAAGTAATGCACCTACTGATGGATATGTACTGACTGCACAATCAGGAAAT